TATGTAATCTTATGTAATCTTATGTAATCTTATGTAATCTTATGTAATCTTATGTAATCTTATGTAATCTTATGTAATCTTATGTAATCTTATGTAATCTTATGTAATCTTATGTAATCTTATACATTTTCTCCAGCACCGAATATTTTAGTATCGGCACCAGTAGCCTGCTGTGTTGTAGCTAAATCGTTTTTTGGCGGGGCAGTTGATATATTTACAAGGGATGCTCCTTGTGCTACCATATGTATAGCCTGTGAAGTTTGTGCCATTTGTAATCCTTGTTCTGATTGTCCAAATAGTGATGGCATAGGAACCTGCGATAGCTGTTGTAGAGTCCCTTCTTTTTTGCTTCCACTGAGTCTTTTGGAAATACCAGTATTGCCTATAATGCCATTTAATTGTATAGGTATATGTCTATCGGCTTCACTAAAACATTTGGCAACTTCTATTTTATATTTTACGGGTATCTCTTCAAATGAGCAATCCTGTATTAAATTATCGTATTTTAGTGATAGGAGGTTGTATGTTTCTTTTGAGACAGTGCCATCACACGCTTCTATTTCTTGAGATAAAAGCATAAATTGTTGCGATAATTTTTTAAATATTTCAAATTTTTCGCTCGCTTTTATGCTATTTGTAAGAGACATTATAAGAACACTGACGGCATTTACTATAATATTTGGAATTTTGATGGCATTTGCGTCTTCGCTGATACTGTTTATGATACACATAGTTGAACTAGTTAATACTAAAGGTATATTGAAACAGAACTTAACAAAACTCCAATGAGAAGATGCCTTAGTACATAATAGTGTCATAGATTCGCATTTATCCAATAATTTATCAATGTTATGCATTATTTTTTGGTTATTCTTAGTTTATCTAATAATATGATATTTTTTTTATTTGAATTATTATATTAGAGATAAGCGTATGAATATAGAAGTTAAAACGAACGACTGGGTTCTTCCAAATAGAGTTGGTTATAACAAGAAAATATATGATATATTCCATCCTTCAAAATATCATAAAGCCTCTAAAGTATCGAAAGTAGCTAAAGCATCGTGTGAATGTACAAAAGATTCTTGTGAATTAGATGTATCCAAAGTGTCTCTTTTTCCACAGCAAAGGATTGTTAAAGATTATATGCAATTTGATAGTCCTTATAGAGGCATTTTGTTATATCATGGTTTAGGTTCAGGTAAATCTGCCGCATCAATAGCAGCATCTGAAGGATATATAAATCGCAAAAATGTGATTATTATGACACCTGCTTCATTATCGCAAAATTATGAGAATGAATTGATGAAGATATCAACTATAGGGTTAAATCTTAAAAAATCTTGGACTTGTTTAAGAGTTATTAAAACAAATGCTAAGATGATGGAACAGCTCAAATCATATGCTATAGATAAGCAAATGATAAAAAAAGAGGGTACTGTATGGGTACCGTTATATAAGAAAGATATAGATGATGCTGAGATAGTTATTGATAATATTAAATATTCTGATATGACTTCAAATGACAAAGAGGATATCAAAAAGACTATAACACATATAATAAGAAATAGGTATAAGTTTATAAATTACAATGGCATTACTATGAAAATGATAAAAGAAATGGGAGATAAATCTTTCGATAATTCCTTTATAATAGTAGATGAAGTACATAATTTTATAAGCAGAATAGCCAATGGTTCCAAAATAGCTATGAAAATATACAATAATATTGTTAGTGCCAAGGATGTTAAATTAGTATTATTGTCAGGAACACCGATAATTAACCACCCTTATGAAATATCATTTTTAATCAATTTATTAAGAGGTCCTATGATGACTTACAAAATACCTATAATAGATGGCGTAGCCGACAAGAATGAAATAATAAAGAAGTTGTCAAAGGCAAAATTATACGATTATGTCGATGAATTATATCTTGATAATAAGAATCTCAATATTATATTATTGCCTATAAATTATGTTCGTAAAGATGATACTTCGGCTTCAATAGTTAAAAAGGAATGGGCAAAAGATGAAGGAGCTATTATAAAAGATATAATAAGGGCTATTAATAATGATGAGGACTCTGTATCCGCAAAGTCTGCGAAGGCTGCGAAAGCTGCGAAAGCTGCGAAGGCTGCGAAAGCTGCGAAAGCTGCGAAGCAAAAACACGGAAATAAAATAGATGTAAATAAGCCTTATTTGATAGTAACAAATGGAACAACGGGTTCATTGAAATCTAAGATGGCTGATGAAATTATTAAGTATTTAAAGCTAAGCACAACAAATACAAAGATAAATATAGATGATTTGGTATCAAAGAATAAGGAATATAAGAAACGCATATTAGATATAATCAAGAAGGTAGCGAAGGAATGTAATAATAATAAGGCTTGTATATCTAAAAAATATGATAATCCAGATGATAAACTTATTGAAGATTTTAGCAAGGCTTATTATGATGTAAGGAAGGGCGAGGGTGGCATTAGTTGTACAGATAGTTTCAATAACTCTTGTGATAAATTAAATGATTTCAACTTGGAAAGTGCGTTAAAAGAAAGCAGGAATATTATTTTTGAATCTCAAGGTCTATCAGTTCCATCGTGGTTACTGTCTCAGCCTTATTTAACCGAAAAATATAATGTTATATTTGGATATTCTCTTGCTCCTATTAAAAAAATTGTTGATGTTATTAAAAAGCGGGCTAAAGCAAGAATAGACAAGTATCTCAAGAATCCTGAAGAAGATGCGCCGAGAATGCCTTCATTTGATAAAAAATTATTAGGAAATAACATAAAGAATATTATAGCTACATTAAAGGAATTGCGTAAAAATTGTATTAATGAAGTAGAATACTTTAAATGCGGTAATAAGAAGATAGACAAGCTTCTAATATATGAGACTGACAAGGATTTTAATTTTAATTTAGTATATGATGACAATGATGACAATGATATAGCAGATTCTGAGTTTGAAAAGATGATATATGATATTGTTAAAATGAATGCGAAGGGCAATTTTGAAGAATCAGCTATATCTTTGAGCACTAAATATGAAACTGAACATAATTATGCTTTGCCCAGTAAAAAAGAGGATTTTTCCAAGTTTTTTATAAATGACGATGATGCTGAAAATATCAAGGTAATTAACGAGGATTTATTTAAAAGGCGCATATTAGGTATATTGAGTTATTATAAGACATCGGGTTCTGAATTATTTCCGTCACTATTACCCGAAACTATTAGAAATATGTATATGACTGACCATCAAATCAAAAAATATGTAGATGTTCGTATTAAAGAAATAGCAATGGATGAAAAAAAGAAGAAATTTGGCAACAAGGGAGCAACCGAAATTAGCTCAGTATATCGTGCGTTCAGTAGATTAGTATGTAATTTCGCATTTCCCGATGAAATACCGCGCGAATTTCCTCAGGATATAAGGACATTGAAGAAAAAAGAGATTGCTATGAATGAAGAAGATGAAGCTAATAGCAAGGATAGTAAGGAAGATAAAAATGCCGAAAGTGATAAAAAGAAGTTCAATAAAGAGATAGATGCTGAATATAACAAAAAATTAACGAAGGCACTAAATGATTTAAAGAAGGGTGATTATTTGGAAAAGAATAACTTGCGAAAATATTATAGCCCTAAGTTTGCACAAATGTTAGAAGATGTAAATACATCTCCTGGAAGCGTTCTTGTGTATTCGCAGTTTCGTGTCGTAGAGGGTTTGGGAATATTCAAGGAAGTTCTAAATAAACATGGATATGTAGAGATTAATGTTGTAAAGAATGATGAATACGGATATATATTAGAAGACCCTGATGTATTTGATGAAAAATATGACAATAAGCGATATGTTATGTTCAATTCAGATAGGGAAAAGACTAATATATTAATGAATCTATTTAATGGAGATTTTGCTAATCTTCCTGATACTATAAGAAGTAGCTTGCCAAATAAAGGTGAAGGTTTAGAACAAAGATATGGAAAGATTGTCAGGGTTATGATGATTACACAATCTGGTGCTGAGGGCATATCATTGAAGAATGTAAGACGTGTATTAATTACCGAATATTTCTGGAATTCCGTCCGTATAGACCAAGTAATAGGGCGTGCTGTTCGCACGTGTAGTCATATGGGATTGCCGGTAGAAGATAGAAATGTTGGGGTTTATAAATATATTATGAAATTTACTAATGATCAACTAATTACTAATCCGACACTTAAAATAAAGGATGCTGAATTATCTACTGATGAGCATATATATGATAAGGCAAACAAAAAAGAGGAGTTAATTAAGAATTTCTTGGATATGTTAAAATCATCTTCAATAGATTGTGTGATACACGCTGATGTTAATAAGCCTCTAAAGAATGGCTATAAATGCTATAACTGGCCTATAAATATGAAGGAAGATAAATTAGCATATACACAGAATATATTGAATGATGGAAAGATAACCCAATATAAAAACTATGAAAGGGTGAAAACTGATAAAGGCAAGGTTGTATCAAAAGATGGTGTAAAATATGTGCTATTAAATGGCAAGTTATATGATTACAATAGTTATAAAAATGCGGGGATATTATTGTTAGCCTAAAATAGCAATTAGCTAAAACATATAAATAATAAATTATAGTAAATAAGAAGCATATACTTATTTTTAATAATAAATATAAATGAACGATATAATATTTAGATGTATTAACAATATTAATATGGAAAATGATATAGCATATGATATTGAAAATATGGAAAATATTAATATAGTTATAGAAGATTTAAGAGATTTAAGAGAAGACCAAGAAGTCTTACCAACTGATAATGCTGGATGGAATATTAGAGATGAAGCAGATATTACAGATATAATAGAAAATGCTTTAAATGTCATAGATACTGCTGAAGATGTCGTAGAAGACGCAGCAGGTGTAGCTGATGTTGCTGATGCTGCTGATGTTGCTGATGCTGCTGATGTAGCAAGTAATTTTGTAGGAACAGGAAGATGTATATGTAGATATAATAATTTTAATTTATGTGACCGTATTACAGGAAATAATTTATTATATTGTAGATATCATAAGAATACTAAGATAGATTATATACACAAGATATATTATGATGTATTTAAGGATAAAAAAGATATAGCGATAGGAGATTTATATATGTTATATAAACATATTAATAATATTGGACATATCAAAGAATTATATATAACTTTATTAAAAAACATACCATTCAAGATATTATTAAATATAGCTCAAAAGAATCATATAATATCAAATGAACGTAAATATAGTAAAAACGAGATATATTTACGTCTTTATAATATTAATAAAAATACTTACGAATTAGAAGGGAATCACATAAATATAGAAACATTACATAAGATACAGCAAAAGCTCAAAGATAGATTGAGAGATAGAATAAAAGATAGGATTAAATACAGACTACGTGATAATATATTTAATTTAGAGGATTATAAAAAAGGGCTTTCAAGTGGCGATGAATATATGAATAGCGAGGAACTTTTTACGGGAGAGAATATATGTGATATACCCCCTAAAAGATTATATATAATATGTAGCAATAATAAAAATGACAAAACATTGGAAAGAACCGAGAGAACCGAGAAGTATATATTTGATGCTGTAGAATTGGAATATTTTGTTAGAAAATGTAGGGAAAATAAACAAGATCCTTATAATCCTTATAATCGCGATAAATTAGATGAAGACTGTTTAGATAATCTTTATATTTTTATAAAATATAATAATCTTACAATCAAAAACGATGAATATATGTGGGAAAACAATATGCATGCTTTTACAGAATTATCATTGGAAATAGAAAGAAGAGGATTTTACAATAGCCCCGAATGGTTTGATAAATTAAAAGATGCGGATTTTCTAAAAATAATAAAATATTTTAAATTATTCTCAACTAATATTCCAGAAAGTAATAAGTATTTTAATGAAATTAGAGCAGATACCTTGATATTTGATTTTTGCAAAGATGCTATAAAGATGTTTAAAGAATGTAATGAAGAATATTATATATTATGCTGTAATTTTATTAAGGCTATGGCATTATGTTCTAATAACTTTTATAATAATTTGCCTGCTTGGCTATTAGCAAATGGTACTGGCGTTGCTGGCGTTACTAGCGTTGCTGGCGTTGCTGGTGGAGCCGTAGATAATATGGGAATTGGTCGTATTATTGATAATATTCGTATAAATACAAATCTCGAAACTTTGATGAGAGCAATGAATAGAAATAATGCTTCTGAATTAGCAAATAATTTTTTATTATATTATTATGTAGAATATATTTAAAGTTGCTATATGAATATAAACGCAAATACATATGATATAAAATATACTCCTGATTTTGCTTATACTCCAATAAACTCTCAATCTCTAATACATACTCAAAATGTAATGGAAGAAAAACAAAAAAATACAATAGATACATATATAAGCAAGTTTAAAACATCATTCTATGGTTTTTTATTATTTATAATTTTATCTCTTCCTGTGGCATATAAAATATTAGATATGATAGGAAAAATAATATCACAGAATATAGAAATATATGACTTTGAAACAGAAGAACCTTCGCCGTTAGGACGAGTAATAATGGGGTTAATTGTTTTATTACTATTATTTATCTTATAAATAACATAGAATACATAGAATACGCAGTTATTTACTTTTTCTTAGTAGGAGCAACCTTTTTAACTGCCTTCTTAACCGGTTCAGGCTCAGGTTCAGGTTCAGGCTCAGGTTCAGGCTCAGGTTCAGGTTCAGGTTCTTCAGCCTCAGCTTCTTCAGGATCATCTTCTTCTTCCTCTTCTTCCTCTTCTTCCTCCTCTTCTTCATCATCTTCATCATCTTCATCTTTTGAGATTACAGGAGGCTGAACAACAGAAGTTGCTACTACTGTCTTCTTTTTGTCTTGTGAAACAGATACAGGTGTTGCCACTGCTACTTTTGAAATTACCTCAGTATCTACATCAATATCTTCTTCATCTTGATCATCTTCATTTTCTTCATCACTATCCTTTACAAATGTAATCTTTGAAGTGTTAACCTTTTGAAACTTGGCAGAAACAATCTTCCAACTACATCCAAACATTCCAGCAGAGAACCAAAGACCATTCAATTGGATAATAAATTGCGCCTTTCCTCCCTTAAGATTTGCGACATAGTCCTTGAAATCAACCTCGTTATTATCCATATCATAACAATCAAAGTCAAACTTGTCTTCTTCCGAATTATACGGAATCTTAGCCTTGAAAGTAGGAGGATATTTATCAGCATACATACCAGTTTCTTTATCCTTATCACGACGAACAATAGGACTAAACATATTCTCAATAGCACCCTTATTACCTTCAAAATTCTTCTTAAACCAAGCTACACTATTCTTACTGGCATCTTCGCAGATTTTATTTTCAAGTTCAACCAACTTATCGTGAAATGCTTGGACTTTTGGATTTTCATCCATACCCTTGAATGACGCCGTAATATCGTACTTACGAGCTTCATCCTTACGCTTAGGGTCATCCTTGATAAACTGAGTATTATCATTGACGCCATAAGGAATTGATAGAACAGGGGTTTGAATATTGATTTTGGAACCTTGGTAATTAAGATAAACAGACTTAGCACCTGATTTCATAACTTTCATTTCAGAATACTTAATCTTGTCGACATTGAATTGCTTGGGGAGGAGAACGTTCATCGTTGTATATATATATTAATTAATCTTTATATAGACTATCAATTTTTATTATTTTTTGTGTCATTTTTTAAATTGAAAAAAATTGACAAAAACTTAGTATCAACACAAAAGAGGATATGAAGATATTCTCCAAGTATAAATAAATACAGAAATACAAAAAATACATTCATTTTAAAGAAATATGCTATAATACAGGCACCTACAAAAGTCATAATAAAATCCATTATGGCATAATCATATACGCGTATAGAATGTATTCCCTCTCTTGGAACACCAAGAATATCCTTATATTGGGCAAAAATACACATTATTTATAATAATACCCTTTATATATTATAAATATTATAGTATTCTTATAGAATATTATAGTATTCTTATAGAATATTATAAATATTATATTATAATAGGATTGTATGAGAAAAACTCCTAAAATTCTATCAAATGATAAGTATAAATATTATGATTTAGAGTTTCCAATATATAAGACTAAAAATGGAGGGCGATTAATAAAAATAGGCAATATTTATTATAATTTAGAAAATAGTACTACTGTTGAAAAAGTTAAAGATGAGTATAATAAGAAAATACGTGCAGAGCTATGCGAAGAAGATAAGGAATATGTAATTATTTAACTTCAAATGAAGTTGTTATAAGGAAATATACAAGTGTCTTACTAATGCTATGGACATTTTTAATATCACTTAATGGTCTTGTATTATAATAATTATCAATGTAATATTGAAAGGCTTTATCAAATCCATAAGATAACAGGATATTATTGATATTATATGTGCTCATTTTTTCAATTTCATTTTCAATAAAATTATTTAAATCAGATGTCAAAATCTCGCGATTATCGTGACAATTATTATTGTTATAGCAAATGTTCTCGTAGATATGCTCGCAATAATCGTAAATACTTTCGTGAACAACCTCTTTCATAAAACATTCGTACATTGCTAATGATTTATAAAAAATAATACACATTATCAATTTTTATTTTTATGATGATTATAATATCAATACGAGCAACAATCAATTATAAAAAATATATACAGATACCAGATACCAGATACAGAAAAGCTCTTAGCAACCTCAGCAATTTGATGCGTTGTGTATTTTGAGGATATCCTCAACATTCCAGAGCTTATACATTACATATTTGTAATTATTTTTATTTTCTTCCATTTTTCTTGATTTAAGGCTAATTAACTCTTTTTCAAAATCAATTCCCATAATCTTGAGAATGGTCACATAATTATAGAGTATATAAGGGTGGTATAATTCAGCATTGTAATAATTTATTTCAAAACCATTCTCATATCTCAGCTTGTGGTTTAATAATTCTACATAATCCAACAATATATGCTCCGCGAAACAGTTGCGAAAATTCTCAGTTTCTTTGTTAAACATAATATCTACGGCTCTAGCCATTTTTCTACTATCATCTTCAATATCCTCTTTCTTTTTACTTGAAATGCTTTTTGACTTTTTGAACAAACAGTTGAATATGCGAATCGCATACAGTTCTGCGCGATTCTTGCTAATTACATCAAGAATGTGCTGATTTTCCTTGGCAGCCTTACATACGCAATATAGCTTCTGACATTCCTTGGTGTCCCGAATGCCTTCAAAGGCCTTCTCATTTGCAAAGACGATTTGAGCGACAAGAGCACTGTCCATTTTTCGGGTAATTTATCTATCCTTATATACTGTCAATTTTTAACCAAAATAATAAAATATATAACATATTATTGCTTATATCATAATATATATAGTCTTATATATAATATAGAAAGACTATATATATTATGAAAAAAAAATATATAATTGAATTATTAATTCAACATTTTGAAAAATATAATTCAAAATATTTTACAGAAAATATAATTATTGATAATATAAATTACAATAAGTATTTTAAATGCTTGCTTAAAAAAGACCTATTAAAAATATATGAAACTATAAGCAATGATTTATCAATCAAAACAATCAGAAAAAGAGATAAACAATATATTGTTAAAAAACTCGCCGAACACTTTGATATCAATACGGCAAAATATTTTATCGATGTAATAAATAGTAGCTACTATGATAACATAAAATATAGCACATATTTAAAATGTTTATCGAAAAAAAATATAGACAAAATTTTTATTAATATCAACAAAAATATTAACAGCGAAAACAAAAGCGCCCAAATATCTCCTATAGTCCCAGTATCGAAATCTGTTAAAACTGCGCCGTTGGCTCCCGATAAAGCTGCTCAATCTATACCATCCTCTATAAAAAAAAATAAGCCTGATAAGCCTGATAAGCCTGATAAGCCTGATAAGCCTGATAAGCCTGATAAGCCTGATAAGAAAATAACACAATATAAGAATCCCGAACTTAGTTTAAAGTTTTTGCCATTTTATACTGAGCGAAAGCCAAATAAAAATTATGATGAGAATCTAAGATATATAATAAATAAATATAATAGAAAAAGAATCTATATATCTGATTATATTGTCAAATTATCCCAATTATTCTTAAATGATGTAATAGTACTCAACGATATCAATAATAAGCCTATAAAAATTATAATTATCAAAGAATTATATAAAAATATATATTCCTTGCTATATGTTGGTAAAATAATTGAAGGAACTATGATTGGTGAAGAAGTAGTAGTAAAGATACAGCCTAGGCTTCCTGATATACTACTTAAGATGAATATAAAGATATTGTATCAAATAATGACTGAATATTATATTATGAAATTATTAAATGTTAATTGTGCAAATGCTATTGTATCAAAAGTATATGCTTATGGTAGTATAGGTGAGCTTGTAAAGGGAGATATTGGAAGATATGTTCTGGTATCAAAATTATTAGGGAAAGATTTGAGACAATTAAAAGGTGATAGAGATATATCAAAGATAAAAAGAATATTTATATTAATATTGAGAGCTTTACAATCTATGCATAATTGTAATTTAAAAAAAAATATATCAATCATCCATTTAGATATTAAACCACATAATATTGTATTTTCTAATGAAAATATGAATGAAATTAAAATAATAGATTTCGGATTGTCTGAAAATATTATCAATCCAAAAGGATTGCGTGAAATGAAGGTGCATAAAGGTTATGTAGGTACAATGCTATATATGGCAACTATTCTCCATAAAAAATATATAATTGATTATATGATCGATTTTCAATCATTGGCGTGGGTATTATTGGATTTATTATGTGATAAGAATATATTAATGGATATACCTGATAAAAAAAATTCTTTGGAAAACACAATATATTATAACAAGATGTATTTTGTTAATAATTACAGAAATATGGAATATATTAAAATAATAGAAAAATGCAATTTGACTGCTAATAATATTGCGGTTATTGGAGAAATTGTAGAATATACTATTGATAGAGCAAATAAACCCAATAAATATTTTACAGATAAAAAAACAGCCGACGGTATATGTTATTGTGATTATAATGACGCCTATTATAACGATATTGAAAAGATATTAAACAGGCTCTCATAGGCCTCTCATAGGCCTCTCATAGGCCTCTCATAGGCCTCTCAATATTTATTAAAAATACTTAGATTAATCCAGAATAACAGAGCATTTATTGAGACACTGGATTTTTAAAATTTTTTCATTTTTAAATTTGAGTACATCTCTTGATTTATTTTATAATTTCTAAAAAACTTTTGAAATTTTAGAAAAAACAGAAAGATGTACTCAAATTTTATTTTTCAATTTTTAGAAAAATCTTGTGTCTTATTAGCACATCATAATGATAATAAAAATATCTTAATTTCTCTTATAACCTTTTCATTTCGTTTTTATAAAATCTCTAAATAGCCTCTTGTAAATAAAAATAAAAATAAACATAAACATAAACATTATACATATGTATACAAATTGAGGCACGTGCGTATGTTATATGATTAAATTAATAGGTGTTTTATTAGTAAGAATAGAGCAAATACAAGAAGACATAACAAGATATCTATAATTATTCTTTCGATGAAATATAGCGTATCATCAACGATAATTATAATTTCTCGAATCATAATTGCTGAGGTGATAATTAATCATTATCATACAGTCAATTTTTTACATAGAATAATATAAATCGCCTTTTTCTTGATTGATTACAAAACACTTTGTGTATATTGATGTAATAGTATCATATAATAAATAAAATATATTCATTATATTATACAATTCTATCTAATAAATCTAAATAATAATAATTAAAAAAATAAGGCCTATTCAAAAAAACAGAAATATCTAAAACATTTTACTACCCCCTGTGGGACTCGAACCCACAATCTTTTGATTAGAAGTCAAACGCGATATCCAATTTCGCCAAGAGGGCACATAAAATATAAAAAAAATAGTAATAGGTGTATTTAATGTAATACACTTTATATGTATATATAAAAAAAGCGTATTTATACGCATCTGTTTATTATATTTTACATTTTACAATATTCATATAAAAAATGACTACTGTATAATATATATAATATACAATAATAGTATTACTAACCATTTAGTAATATGAGCGATATCTATGTAAGCGACAATAATAATTATATCATTGCTAAGGAAAAGCATAAGGATAAGATTATAGCAGGTGTTGATGAAGTGGCACGAGGGACTTTTATAGGCCCTGTAATAGCCGCGTGCGTTGTATTACCAAACAGTTTTCCCGACAATATCTATAAACAAATTAAGGATTCTAAAAAATTATCTGAAAAAAAACGAGAGTTTCTTGCTTCATATATCAAGGATATCTGTATAACATATGGAGTAGGCGAAGCATCTAATAAGGAAGTTGATGAAATAAATATATTAAATGCCACGATGAAAGCAATGAATCGAGCTATAAATGAGGCATATAAGAAGGAGCCTTTCAATTATTTGCTAATAGATGGCCCTAACTTTAAAGGATATATTCCACCTGGAGAAGACGCGGAAATGATAGAACACGAATGTGTATTACAAGGGGATGCTACATATTTATCTATTGCTGCTGCTTCAATAATTGCTAAAGATTATCACACAAAATTGATAAATAAGTTGGTTGAAGATAATCCTATTTTAATGCTCTATGATATAAAAAAAAATAAGGGATATGGAACAAAAAATCATCTTTCTGCTTTGAAAATACACGGATTGAGCGAATTTCATAGAAAAACTTTTGGAATATGTAAAACCTTGTAAAACTAATTATTATTATTATTATTATTATGCGGATGGTGTTGTGGGAGCCGTTTTAACACTTAATGGTATTGTTGATAAAACACTGTTATCTCCATAACAATCTAAATAACTCCAAGAAACACCACATTTCTTAGCATATTCGCATTTTAATTCTTGATTTTTCTCTTTGTTCTCCATAGAATCAAGTAAATACGGATATAATTCGTTGCATATCAATGGTTTTGTAGTGCCTATATTTACATTGTTATTATCAGTCGAGGATTTATATTTAGTGCCTTTACCATCATCATATTTTACAATTGTATTTTGAAAATAATCTCCAAAATTTCCTCTGGTAGCTGTCCAGCTATTTTTATAAGCACCAGTAATTTCAGCATATTTTTCCAAAGTAGGATTTGTACTTGGAGAATTAACATATATATATTTAGGGTCATTATTATTATCTGTGTAATTTTTATATGTAGTTCCTCTTGAATAGTTGTTATTATTTTCATTAATTAATTTTAATTGAGATTCAAGATTGTAAATATCACCATATACATTAGGGTCGGGAACGCATTTATAATCTAACACATGATCATTCGTCGATATATTGATATCTTCTGGTCCGTTTAATATATACTGATCATTTTTGCCTTTTACATATTTCTTATCTGGGTCGTCGCTTGCTGTTTTATCTAATTTGTCTTTAGAATATTTCGTTATATTATCTTTCATATCGGTCTTTACATGACCTTCTGTTTTTTCTAATTTCCAATAATCGGGACATACAGGTAATGTCTCTACTGTTTTTCTTAGTTTACGAGGTACTAAGCTGAAAATAGAGATGACTAAATATATTATAATTACAATTGCGCCCAAAACATATGTAATAACCGCTGGGAAAAACTTATCATATACATATGTTCTACCCCATTCTGTGAAAAATATGACAGATAAGAGAATTATAGCGGTAATACCATATACAAAGCAAACCATCCAAGTGCCCTTGTACATATTTAATTTTTCTAATTTGAATAGTTCCAACTCTTTTTGATTCGGTTTAAAACGCAATTTAGTTTCGGGATCTAACCCTAAATCCGATTCATCGTAGGAAAAAGCAGTATCTATATAACCACTCATTTTTATATATATTTTCTATACTTCTATAATATTATATTATTTATTATTTGCTATTATCTCTTAATATCAACAATTATCTTTTAATATCTATTTGTAATATCTAAGGTTTTTGTTCCTTTCGTTGAAGGAAGTGTAGAACGTTCAAGAGGTACAGGCATTGTGCTGATATCCTTTAGATATTTTTGCGATTGTTTGACATTTGATATAATTTCAGGGACACACCATTCAATTACACGCGTATTTAACGACAATACCTGTTCTCTAACATTAAAAGTACTATTCTTTCCATATTGAAAATAAATAGAGCGCATAATAATTTTTAGCTCATCATCGCTTTGTCGCGATATATTTATTTCTCCGGAAGTATCATTTAATATTTTATTGCGTATGCCCTTTTGCAATATATTGATATTATCTATTGAAAAAAATAGCTTAGATACTTCCGTACAATCAAGATTGCGAGATATAATATTTATTTGATGCTCGGAAGCTTTGATGCGTGATTTTTCAATATTAAAAGAGCTATTTTTTGTAGCATCAATGCGTCCGTTTAAGAAATTCATTCTATGTAATACCGGGTTAGATTCGTCAAGTTCTAAATATTCCATTGTTCTTAATCTTCTTAATATATATAATTATTTTCATTTTATATAATAGTAGTAATAATTATATATGATAAATTGCAAAGATATTGAATTATGTACTTTTGAATTAATGAAAAGTATAAAACGCCGTAAGCCTGTTAATAAAATGGATGAGGGGAAAATAGTAATGTTAATGAATATATATATAGATAAACTCATTTTTAACATCGCATCTTTATGCGCCCTTTTATGTCTCAAAATGGGAGTAAAACAAATATTAAATAATCATATGAACTATTTAATTCACTACATCAATAAATATTGTAATTCCTCGCGAATTACCAGCAAATCCTCGACAGTTATAGTATCTATGAAAGGTATTAAAAAAGGAGGCCAGCAGAGCCAGCAGAGCCATACTTCTGGTGGAATGAAAGGTGGAGCGTTTAATACGGCAGCCTTTTTTGGCGTAGATGAGTCAAGACATTATAAGACAGAAAATGTACAAGGCGATATAATGAATATTGATTTCACAAATAATTTCGCAAGACCAGCATTAGGATTACAGATGACAGGAGGGGCTTGTTCTAAATTGAACAAGACAGTTAAGAAGAAAATGAAAAAGATATTCAGGCATTTTAATGTTAAAATTAGCGATAAAATGCTTGACGTAATTATGGAAAAGTTTAATGAAATATTACAAAATTTTGTTAAAAATCTTACTGATACAAAGGCAAATGAATTAAAATTTGCCAATTTCAAAAAACTAATCTATAAAAGTAAAATAATGAAAAATGATATATAAATATATATGAATATAATTATTAAAAATGCCAATAATTACTTTGGACGGTAATATAGGTTGTTATAAAACAAGTATCTTGAATTATTTTCATAAGAACTATAAAACACCAGTAGATTTGGAGCCTGTTGAAAATTGGAGCGAATATCTTAAAAATATGTATGATACCAAGAATAGCACTTATAATTTTCAAATAAAAGTATGGCTCGATAGATGCTGGATACAAGAGAAATCCAATACTATTATATTAATGGAACGGAGCCCTTATTTCATTAAAAATGTATTTGTTGAGAAGGCTTACGAAGATAAAAGTATTAGCGAAGAAGAATACCGAAATATTCTTACGCTTCATAAAACTACCGACAAATTGTGGGAACCAGGAGGATATGTATATTTAAGGTCTAATCCGGAAATATGCTTTAACAGAATAAAAAAAAGAGGTCGAGAAGCTGAGAAAAATATCAAACTTGATTATATTAAAAGAATCCACGAATTACACGAAAAGAATTACGAAGAAGCTGTTAGAAATAATAAAAATATAATATGTATTGATGTTGAGAATAAAAATGTAGCGGATATATGTAGCGAAATTATATCCTCAAATATCTATAATAACATAATGAATCAAGTATATAATTTATAAGTTTCTTTCAAATTTGTAGAATATTAGCCGGGAATGATAGGCGTTCTAGTTCCTACAAAACAGCTGTAATATAGCCTATCCATATCCTTATATTCCAGAGTGGGCGAAGAAGAATGAATTAGTTTTCTATTATTAAATATAAGTAGATCATTATTTTCCCATTTAATATCAATAATATTATCTTTATTAACTACATATTTTGACATAATCTCTCTATATAAATCAAAGCTATCTCCACAAGACATTTTATCAAATTTTGTAAAACGAAATGGGGACAGCATTAGAGCTTTGCGATTCTTATTATAGCCAGAATAGACGACAAGAGGCTCTTTAGTAATAATTGTTTCTTCTTTTTCAAATTTCATATCATTACTTTTTATTCTATTATATCCAGTATAATCAAAATATGTATTCATCATTCCCGTATTTGTATTTGAATAAATGACTTTTAAATCGTAAATTTTGTCTTTAATATTACTATCAAGACTATCATAAGCATCTTCGAGACTTGCGAAGAGTGTATTTCCTCCTCGTTTAGGCGTCGTAATCATATACATACTAGATACGACAGGAGGCAAATAAGTTCCTTGTCCTACAATATCCTGATGCCATACAAGAGAGTTTTTAAAAGGTTCGCTATATTTTAACTGAACATCTTTGATACCGTGAAAGTCTTTGATATAGCAATTACCTCTAAGAGCTATTTGTGGAACAATATCAACTTTTGAATATTCAAAAGGATGAATAGTATCATTTGTATGTTTATCGTCAAATAGCTTACAAAACTCATAGTATTCTACCGGATTAATTTTTTGATTTTTAAATAATAGCAAAGGTACGCTATTAAATAGCTTGATAAACTGATATTTATCATAGTCTGTCAAATATTTAATATTAGCATTAGATATTACCGCAAGATTCCTTTTATAAGTGGGAAATGATACAGTGTATGAGCGAGCTCCTCTTATATTCATTAAAAACACAAATATAATAAGAAATACAGCAAATACCGCAAGAGCTGGACGAATTTTGAGAGCACGCCGGTAGAGCATTATTATTTAGAATATTAGTATAAGTTGTAATGGTAATAAAAATAAATTATAAGAATATCAATTTTTATAATTATGTAAATTATAAATTATAAATTATATTTTATATTTTGAATTCCCTAATTCGGGATATTTATATTCTCTATGTTTGGCAAGGGCGACGACATAATCTTTTATTGAGTTAGATAGCAATGTTGAGGCTTTTAGAGGCACACAGCTTGGAATATTAGGAACACAATAAATACTAACATTCTTATATAAAATGAATGGGTCGTCTTTGCTGGTTGGTCTAGATTGTTCTGTTATCCCTCCCTGGTCTATTGCCACATCCATAATAATACTATTAGGAGGCATAGTATCTAAGATATCGTTAGTCAATAATTTACTCGTTTCAGCTCCAGTATTATATATGCTTCCTATTGTTATTATGGATTTTTTCATAAGCAATCTTAGATTATATTCACACATATCATATGTATTTATGATACCTTTTGTATCCGGATATTCATCAGCATCATTCTTAATATTCTTAATTTTTTCCTCATCCTTATCAATAAGATAAATATTCTTGTATCCCATTCTTATAGCACGTTTCATAAATGCCAGCCCTACATTTCCAACTCCTATAATTGTTATAGGAATATGATAATAATGATTGGGAATTCTTTTTGATATAAAGGATTCGGCTTCAATAAATGCTTGTTCGCCCGCAATTGATGACATATTAGATAAAATAGGATAATGTATTTTGCCTTCCGCATTTTTGATCACAACTGTTTCATAAGCATAGCATATCGCATTAGATTCAATCATTCTTTCAAGAAGCCCCTTGTTGCTAGCAAAATGAAAGAATGTAAAAATAGTATGTTTTTCATTTATCAAAGGATATTCTCGCTCTTGCGGTTCTTTAACTTTTACAATAAGAGTTGCTGATTCATAAAGCTCTTCTATTGTATTTCGCGAAAAAGCACCCGCTTCAATATATTCATAATCTCTAAAACCAGCATTTTGTCCAGCACCCTTTTGAAAATATACAGTAACACCTTCATCGACAATTTTTTTAACATCACTCGGTATCAATGAAACACGATTTTCATTCGCTTTCAATTCAACAGGAATACCTACTGATAGCATAATACTCAAATAACAACAATATATAATAATATCTTACGATAATTTTATATAATATTAAGCCTCTCAATAGCCTCTCAATATTTATTAAAAATACTTAGATTAATATAGAATAGCAGAGCATTTCTTGAGACACTGAAAAATCTTTATTTTCTCATTTTAAATTTTGAGTAGCAGAGCGTATCATAATGATAATATAAATATCTTAATTTCTTTTAAAACCTTTTCATTTTGTTTTTATAAAATCTCTCAATAGCCTCTCAATATTTATTAAAAATACTTA